GTATCGAGGGGAGCCGCTGGCGATAGCTGGGACTCCTGTGCTGGCCTTCTGGATGTCGGGCAGGGTCAACGACTTCGAGTCTCTGGGGGATATAGGCTCCCGAACTACGGTAATGGTGAGAGCATATTTTCGTATGCAGGACGCTCCAAATCTTCGTGAGAGCATCGAACTCGCGGTCTGGGACGCAATGGTGCAGATTGACACACAACTCCGCTCCGATGCAGACCTAGACGGGAACGTAACCGACAGCTCCCTTGGCCCTGCCACGGTGGGTTACACCAACATGGGCGGGGCAGTGTTCCGCACCGTCAGCGTCCCCTACGAGATGGAGATATATGGCGAGGTCACAATCACGCCCTAGACGCACCAGGATTGGCTAAGAGAGGCGCAATTATGAGGTATATGCAATGGCTAAGGTAACCGGATTAAACGTCCGGCTATACGTTGAGGGTTACGACCTGAGCGGCGACGCCAATTCACTTGCGGGGATGGGTTATACGAACCAACTCCTCGACGTGACAACTCTGGATGTTTCTGCCACGAAGCGCATCGTGGGAAGCGTTGACAGCGAACTCAGCGTGGACGCTTGGTTTGACAACGCGGCGAGCCGCCAGCATGCGGTGATGACCTCCAACAGCGGCAAGATGCCCTCGGCAGACCAGAACGTCCTGGTTCCGTTGGGTTCAGCGGTAGGCGACCCCTGTGTTGGGCTGTTGAGCAAACAGGGCAACTACACAACCACAAACGCCCCAGGCTCGGCAATAGCCGTCAACGCCGCATATTCTGCATCTGGTTCGGCGGTGGAGTTCGGGCAGATGCTGACGGCCTTCGACGACACCCATGCTTCGGCTGGCTCTGGAACAGTTGTGGACAGTGGCGCGGCATCAACGAACGGCGGCGCGGGGTATCTTCAAGTGTTTAGTCTCGCCTCTGGGAGCGTCACGGTCAATTTACAGGAAGCCACCTCTAGCGGTGGTTCCTATTCGAACTTTATGACGTTCTCGACTGTCGCGGCGGCGGCGGCCCCTACATCAGAACGGCTCACGATGTCCGGCAATGTTGCGCGGTATCTGAGAGTGACGACGACGGGAACATTTAGCAACGCAGTTATAGCAGTAGGATTTGCAAGGCTCTAGGAGGCTTTAGATGGCAAAAATAGTCGTGGCATTTACTCGGCTCTAAACACAAGTATGACGCGCAATTCATGAAATAATTTTCAGGAGTTATGATGGCTAAACAGACAGGATTAGGCGACTACTTGGCGGTGGACGATTCCGGCGGGTCACTGCGGGATATCAGCAATGACATAACAGGCGGCTACGGGGTCAATATGACCCAGGCATTGATTGATGTCACTGGCCTCGACAAGTCGGCTATTGAACGCCTTACAGGCACGAGCGATGGCGACGTGACATTGACCGGAACCTTTAATGCCGCAAGCAACAAAAGCCACGACGTATTCAAAGTGAGAACAGGGACTCGGACATTCGACTTGCGCGTTGGCGGCAACACCTCCACCAATCCCTCATGCACGATGGAGATGGTGGTGGCGAATTATAATCTCTCCCGCGACGCTTCGACAGGGGCGATGGTTTGGTCGGTAACGCTGAACCTCGCGAACGGCACAGTTCCCGCTTGGGGCGTGGTGGCATGATTGCCGCAACCAACGGGGTTAAACCCTTCGTCATTCAGAGGCGTCGGGCTAGACTGGAATTTGCCCAGCCAGAGTATGAGGGCATGTTCATTGAGACAAGGTTGGACGTGGACATGCGGACGTTCTTCGACCTCCAGGCTCTCGCCGCAGACGACGCGCCTCCTGGCAGTATGGTGGCGGCTTTTGAGATGTTCGCCACCCAGATATTGGAGGCGTGGAACATTCAGGACGAGGACGGCACAACACTCCCTGCGGACGCTGTGGGTTTTATGTCTCTCCCGCCAACGCTGGGAACGGCTATCCTGGGCGCATGGTCTGAGGCCGTGACATCGGCGGGGGAAGCCTCAGCCTCGAAATAGCCAGATGGCTGGCTGTGCGAGGCGGGACATATCAGGACGGGACGCCCGTCGAGAAGCCGCCGGAACTGGTACAGGCCGAGATTATAGACGGGTTGTGCCAACGGTTTAACTGTCTGCCTTCTCAGGTGCTGGCAGAGGACGTGGGAATACTGCGAATGCTGGATATAGTGGCCCAGGGCAAAATCGAGGACGATAACAGTGGCTAATACGGTCACAGTAACAGTCGATGCCGATACAAAAAAGGCAGAGCAAAACGTCAAGGGAATGGGCGCGAAATTCCAGACGGCGATGAAGGGCGTAGCAGTTGCGGCTGGCGGTCTCACGTTAGCGGCTGGCGCGGCGGCAAAGCTGGGGCAGGAGTATCAAGAGGCGACGAACACAATTGCGGCTGGGACTGGCGCAACTGGCGAACAGTTGGAAGGTCTGACCCAATCGTTCAAAGACGTTTGGGCCTCTGTCCCACAGGACGCCGCAACTGTTAGCGCGGCAATAGCAGATGTTAACACCGAGATGGGTCTGGAGGGCGAAGCCCTGGAGGACGTGACGAAAGCGTTCTTGGATGTATCGAGGGCTATGGGAGAGGAAGCTGGGCCGATGATTAAATCGGTGGCTGACTCGATGATTGCGTTCGGTGTTCCCGCAGAGGAAACCCGTTCCCAGTTGGATAAACTTACAGCGGTCTCCCAGGCCGTGGGCGTCCCAATGACCGCTCTCGCAGATACCGTTACCAAGTTCGGCCCACAGTTGGCAACGATGGGGCTGAGTCTAGATGAGTCCACCGCTTTAATCGGGAACATGGAAGCGGCGGGACTTGATGCTGGCAAAATGATGCCAGGACTAAACACCGCAATTAAGAAGTTGGCATCCGAGGGCGTCACCGATATGTCGGTGGGTTTGCAAGATGCAATCGCCAATATTCAGGGCGCATCGTCGGACACAGAGGCATTGGGGCTGGCGACTGACCTATTCGGCGCAGGCGCAGGCATACGATTCAAAGATGCCATCGACAAGGGCGCGTTCTCTCTCGACGATTTGATGGCGGCAATGGGTGACTCTGAGGGCAAGGTGGCAGACCTTGGAGCGGCCACCTTAACGATGTCCGACAAGTTCGATATTATGAAAAATCGGACGAAGGCAATGTTGTCTCCCATCGGAGAACTCGCGACAGGTCTGGGGCCAATGGTGGTTATGATTCCGGCAATTGCTACGGGGATGTCCGCTCTTGGGGCGTCTCAGATTATCACGACGGCGGCAACGTGGCTCCAGACTGCGGCAATGGCCGCTTTGAACATCGCAATGGGGCCAGTCGGCTTAATCATCTTGGGCATTGTGGCGGCTGTGGCGGCGGCAATTTTAATCTTCAAAAACTGGGACAAGATTGTCCGAGTCTTGAAGGACACATGGGATACGGTTGCGAGTGCAATCAAGTCGGTTTTCAACTCCAAGTTGGGCTGGCTCCTCCCAGGCGGTGCGCTGATTAAAGCCCTGTTTATGATTAGGGATAATTGGGACACGATATGGAACGGGATGCTGGGAGTCGTCCGCGCCATTGCCAATCCGATTATCGGCATTATCAATAGCGTTATCAGCGCGATGAACGCCCTGTTCGGTGCGTTGAAACAGGTGCAGTTCGGATGGGAAGAAAAGACAAAACTGGGTATCACCGTCCTGCCAGCCTTCCAGTTTGCGCCATTCCAGAATCTTCCGACCATCCCAAAGATTCCAACCCTGGCGGCTGGCGGCATTGTGACCTCCCCAACTCTGGCAATGATTGGCGAGGCTGGCCCAGAGGCCGTCGTCCCGCTGGGGCGTGGCGGCATGGGGGGAATAACGATTAACATTATGGGGCCGACCTACGGCTTGGACGATTTCGAAGACCGAGTTGCCGAGGCAATCCGCGACGGCGCGAGGCGTGGTGGATTCGAGGGCATCTTGCAGACCGCTTAGAGGGGCAAAATATGGCGAACGAACTAAAGCACGGCTCAGTCGGAACTGAACTCACACAAGCAGAGTGGGAGGGCGTGGGAACGCACGTCTTCAACAGCCAAGCCACGGGTGATATTGTCTACGCCAGTTCCTCGTCGCAGTTGTCCAGGCTGGCAAAAGGCACGGACACCCATGTGCTGATTCTGTCGAGCGGCATTCCGGCATGGTCTGCGTCCACTGGCATAACCGCCGTGGGAACAATCGCCACGGGCACATGGCAGGGGACTGATGTCGGCGTGGCCTACGGTGGAACTGGAGTCTCGACGCTGACCTCTAACGCTGTCCTAACGGGCAATGGCGCATCTGCTATTACTGCCGAGGCCAATCTTACATTTGACGGCTCCACGCTGACGGTGAATGGTGCGGCTATATTTAATGATTCAAGCGCCGATGTGGACTTCCGAATCGAGTCAAATAATGAAGCCAATATGTTTATTGTGGATGGCGGGACTGACACTATCAGTGTCGGAGCCGCCGCCAGTGCCACGAACATATTTAATATCCAACGCACGGCCACCGCCGCCCGTGGTCTAGTAGTCCAGAACGCACTGACCCTGCCATCGGGTGGTGGAAATGGAGAGCAGATTCGGGCATCCGGCACGATTGCGACTCCAGCAGAATCCACGGTCTATACCACTATTTCAACTGTTCGGATTCATGAGCCTGTCATAACGCTTGGTTCTGGTTCGTCGCTAACCAACTCGGCGGCTCTATACATCTCTGGAGCCGCCACGGAAGCCAGTAATGACTATGCAATATTTGTGGACGCTGGCCTGTCGAGGTTCGATGGGGGTTTTGACATGGCCAATAGCACCATCCTCAACGTCGGCGCATCGGGCAACGACTGGACTCAGAACGCTTTGTCCCTATCAAATGATTATGACAACAACACAAATACACTTACAGTGTCTAACAC